CAACAGTCCTTGAATACGGATCGTTAAAGTTTGCGCTGCTTCCATGGATGGCTAAGGATAACTGGGAAGAATCTGTAAACTTTATTAAGAACTGCAAAGCAGATATCCTTGGTGGTCACTTTGACATCAAAGGGTTTGAAATGCTGCGTGGCATTAAATCGGATCATGGACTAGACTCTGAGATCTTTAATAGATTTGAAACAGTACTCTCTGGCCACTATCATACTAAAAGCAGTCAAGGGAATATCCATTATCTTGGTTCCCAGCTAGAGTTCTTTTGGTCTGACTGTAACGATAAAAAGTTCTTCCATGTTCTTGATACAGAGACCAGAGAAATCACTGCGATCCAGAATCCACATACTTTATTCAAAAAAGTTGTTTACAACGACACCAAGTATGATTATAATAGAATTCCAGACTTTTCAGGACACTTTGTCAAGGTAGTGGTAGTGAACAAGACTAAGCCTCAGATGTTCGAAGCATTCATCGATAAGCTGCAGGACCAGAACCTGCACGATCTAAAGATTGCAGAAAATTTCGACCAGATGATTTATGACGAACAGGTAGAGCTTGCTGTGGACGATACACAGACGCTTCTGGACGATTATATTGAAGCATCTGAGACTAATCTGGATAAGCCTAACCTTAAGCAAAAAATGAGAGATCTGTACACCGAAGCACAGTCGATTGAAATTTTATGATCCAATTCAATAGAGTGGCATGGAAAAACTTCCTGTCCACCGGTAATACCTACACAGAGATTCAGCTGGATAGAGATAGTACTACGCTTATCGTTGGTGGCAACGGTGCCGGTAAATCTACTATGCTGGATGCTCTGTCTTTTGGTTTGTTTGGTAAGCCATACCGTAATATTAACAAACCACAACTGATTAACAGCATCAACAACAAAGACTGTAAGGTAGAGGTTGAGTTCACAGTAGGACCTAACCGCTATAAGGTCGTACGTGGTATGAAGCCGCAGATGTTTGAAATCCACCGTAATGGTGAACTGTTCAATGAAACGTCGCACGCTCGCGAGTTTCAAAAGATGCTTGAGCAGAACATCCTAAAGCTTAACCATAAATCATTCCACCAGATCGTAGTGCTAGGTTCGTCATCGTTCGTACCATTCATGCAACTGGCTACGGGACAGCGCCGTGAGGTAATCGAAGACCTGCTAGACATTAATATCTTCTCAAAGATGAACGGTATTCTCAAAGAAGGTATTGCGGTTATCCGTGATAAGATCAGTGACAAGAACCATCAGGTTGATCTGGTACGCAGTAAGATTGAAATGCAGCGGAAGTATATCCGTGATATCAAAAACCTGAACGAGGAGAAGATTCGTGAGAAGCAAACCGAAATCACGGCGCAGGAGGATACAATTGTCCAGGTCAATGTTGAAAATGAAAAAATACAAGAAGCTCTCCAGACAACGTATGATAAGACAGACGAACTTCTCAGAGTGGCTGCAGAGTCTGCCAATATGGCCAGAGGAGAAGCATCTGGGCTAAAGAAAGAAATTTCAACCCTAGTTAAGGAAAGTAAGTTCTTCGATGAAAACGATGTTTGTCCGACTTGCACACAGCAGATTACAGAAGATATTAAACATGAGAAAAAAACGGAGATTGCAAAGAAGGCCGAAGAAGTCCAGACGTCGTATCAGAAGGTAAATAACGATCTTAAAACTTATGAAGAACAGATAAAGAAACTTACAGATGAATCATACGAACAGCAAGCTCTTAGTTCCGAACTTAATCAGAACAATCTTAAAATCTCTTGGGCACATGAAGCAATCGCTAAGCTTGAGCGAGAAATTACACAAATATCTGGCACCAAAACAAACATCGTGGAGGCAACCGATGAGCTAGACAGCTACATCGACCAGAAAGATACACTGATCACTGAGAAGATGGAACTGGATCAGGAGCACGACTACTCTAAGGCGATGATGGAGATGCTGAAGGATACTGGCATCAAGACCAAGATCATTCGTCAGTACCTGCCAGTCATGAACAAGTACATCAACAACTACCTCCAGACCCTAGACTTCTTCGTGCACTTTGAACTAGATGAAGCCTTTAACGAAACTATCCGGTCACGTCATCGTGATAGCTTCTCCTATGATTCCTTCAGCGAAGGTGAGAAGCAACGGATCGACTTGGCACTGCTGTTCACCTGGCGTCAGATTGCACGTATGAAGAACAGCGTGGCTACCAACCTGCTGGTCCTGGATGAAACGTTTGATTCCAGCTTGGATAATGATGGCATTGAGAACCTGTTCAAGATCATCTACTCCCTGGGAGAAACAGCCAACGTCTTTGTTATCTCACACAAGGGCGAAATCCTGGATAACAGGTTTAAGCACAAGATAGAGTTCTATAAGGACAAAAACTTTAGCAAGATTAAATGAGGGGTTTACATAACCCCTTTTTTATTGTATAATATGTTTTTTAATGTTAGGAGATATTATGTCAAGCAATTGGGTCAATGATATGAACTCGATGCATGTCAAGTATGGTGTGCATGGTTCTGTCGATAAGATGGATAAGGAAAAGCTACAAGCCTTTCTAGACTTCCGTCTAAACTTCCTTGAAGAAGAACTAAATGAAACACGTGCAGCTGCACAGAATGGTGATGCTGAAGAGATCGTAGATGGCTTGATCGATCTTTGCGTTGTAGCTATTGGCACACTAGACGCATTCGAAGTAGATGCACATAAAGCATGGGACGAAGTACTCAAGGCCAATATGGCTAAAGAGGTTGGCGTAAAAGAAGGTCGTCCTAATCCACTGGGTCTGCCTGATCTGGTTAAGCCGGAAGGTTGGGTAGGTCCATCACATGAAGGTAATCATGGAAAGTTCTAAAATGAATACGTCTATTGATCTCTCTCCCCAACATGATTACATTGCTTCTGTACAAGGCGGTGGATGTGGGTTAACCGATACTGGGTTTACTTGGAGAAAAAATACATTTGGGAAGAAATTAAAGTTTACTCCTGGGGATATTATTGAAGTATCATGTAAGACTGAAGATGGTAAGTGGCTAGAACCTAAGCAATACCGCGATCCTAAAAAAGCTCATGCTTACGTATACTCTAATAAACTTAGCCGTCAGCGTGTTCTGGGGTATAGGAAAAATGCTGCTCTTGGCGACTTTTATCTACCGCAAAGTTGGCTCGACTCCAAAAACGATCCGCTTATCGAAACGATTAGGGTTACCAATATTAAATCTGAAATTGAAGAACAGGAGCCTGAAATGGCAGATAAAGAATCAGTGGTAGTACTTAAGGAGTGCATTGACTTGCAGCTCCGTAAGTCTGACGACTACCAGAATCCAAACTCTAATGTAGTCCAGGCTATGCACTACCGACGTGGTGTAGATACCATTCATGATATCATGGCACAGAAGATGCTTCGTGCCCAGTCTATTCTTGAGTCCAGTCATAGTCCAAACTACGAATCCCTTGAAGATACGTACAAGGACCTGATCAACTACGCATCGTTTGCTGTATCCTATATGCGTGGTAAGATGGAAGGTCAGGACCTTGACCGTGATATGTTCAACCGGAAGATTAATGAATAGAGTAACTGGTCGAACACTTGGTGAAGGACTAAAGAAGCTACGGCACTTACTCCTTACCCAAGGATATAAGATACAAACAGAAAGTTGGCAGGGCACTGATGCTCCACCAGTCTTTCTTGAGGTTCTCCATGCGGACTTGGTAGCACCTATGTCTAATGATGCACAAGAAGCATCCGACGATGTAGGTGCTACTCAGCCGTGGGCAGATGTACACTTTGATGAACGTACCGGTGGTGAGCCACTTAATCCCCCACCGTCTCACACTATGTGGCTAAAGGATACAGACAAATACCTATCTGGTAAAGCTTTCTCCCATTCCTATCCTGAACGTATGTGGGCACCAAAGTCTCAAGGCATTCGCTTTCAAACTGGTAACCTAGGTGATGCTGTAGAGCTACTGAAGAAAGACCCAAGCACTCGACAGTGCTACGTGCCTATGTGGTTCCCGGAAGATATCGTTGCTGCCAATCTAGGTGAACGTGTACCATGTTCCTTTGGTTGGCACTTTATGCTGCGTGGTGACCAACTGCATTGTTCATACCACATGCGATCCTGTGACGTAGTACGCCACTTACATAATGATCTATACTTTGCCAATCGCCTAACTATGTGGATGATTGAAAAAAGTGGACTAGATTGCGAAGTAGGGTATCTTCACTTTTCTTCTACGTCTCTACATTGTTTCGAAAATGATAGATTCGCTCTAAAGCAGCTAATTCTATAAATAGATGTGTAGGTCACGGAACTGCAATTCCCACCTACTCTAGAAACGATTAGGAGATTTCCAGCATGAGTATTTATATACCCGAAGTAGACTTTGATCCACAGCCGTATGTCGATCCTAGCTTTGACTTTAAGCCATTAGTTCTAACTGAGCAACAGTGGCAAACTTTCTATAAAGAAAAGCCCTCCGGCTACGTAAGTCAGAAAGGCAAAAAGAATCCTGCATATGGTGGCGGTTGGACTTTATCAGAAGAAACCAAGCAAAAGATGCGTCAGGCAAAGCTTGGAAAAAAGCTTACACAGTCGCATAAAGATAAGATCGGCTCTTACCATAAAGGTAAAGTTAATTCTGAAGAAACCCGAAAGAAAATGAGTGAAAGTCACAAAGACAAATGGAAGAAAAAGAATACGATGAAGAAGACATCGATCGAGCAGAATATCTAATTGAAAAAGGCTACGTGGAAAATATAGAGGTTTACAACTTAGCCAAAAAGTTGTATAGTAGCAGAGTTAAATTAGAAGAGGATATGTGATGTGTGGATTTATTGCAGCACGTGATGTTGATAATGATCTAAGTGATATGATTCATAGCATATCATACAGAGGATATGGACCTGAATACAAAGGATATGAACGTACGCGACATGGCGTACAACTAGCACACTTTAGTCTGCCATTCGTTAATCTTGATCCGGCAGTAGCAGTACAGCCACGACAAGACCTGCACCCTAGTCTGTTCGTAGGTGAAATCTTTAACTACGAACAACTCGGCTATGAAACCGATATTGAATGTGCTGTAGATACGTACTTAAAGTCTGGCTTAGATGGATTTCACAACTTTGATGGATTCTGGACACTGGTGGTAGATACTCGCCAAGGACTGGTAGGCATTACCGACCATCTTGGTATTAAGCCACTATACTACCGTACTGATATGGAAGCTATGGCATCTGAGCCAGATGTACTGAAGAAGTTTGGTCCAGTTACTCCTGACCTACACTTCCTATCGAACACGATGAAATGGGGCTATGATCCTGCACCTAATACTCCATGGAAAGAGATTAAGCAGGTGCCACCAGGTCACTACGTTCTTAACGGTGTAGTTAAGCCTTACTGGGATTGGACTAAGGTAAGAGTTTCTGATCTTCGCTATGATCTTACAGAATCTGTACAGAATAGACTTGGTGGTCAGCGTGACGTATCGATCTTGCTGTCTGGCGGTCTAGACTCTACTATCATCTACGGTTTGGTTAAAGAACTTGGTCGTGACATTACTGCTATCCATGTAGACAACGGTGAAGAAGACTTTGCACGACTAGTAACTGAAGACTTGGTAGATGTTAAGCTGGATGACGTATCTCTCGAGCTAGCGGTAGAGATTCACCAAACACCAGTTGATCTTGGTTCTGTACGTCCACAAATCGCCATGGCTAAGAAGCTACGTGAGCTTGGATTCTATGCAGTTATGACTGGTGATGGTGCTGATGAACTCTTTGGTGGTTATCGCCGTGCAGCTCAATATGACAGCCAATATAGCGATATTTTCTCTGAGCTACCCTACTATCACCTTCCACGATTAGACCGAGCTAATATGAGGTATACGGTGGAGTTACGCGCGCCTTTTTTGTCTCCCAAGGTCATTAAGCACGCACTGCTAACACCATATAAAGATCGCAATGGAATAAAGAGGAGACTGAAAGATACGTTTAAGGATTTGGTGCCGCAACCTATCCTTGATAGGGATAAGCACCCGCTCAAGACTGAAGCTATTCGCACTAGTCCTGAAGAGCAACGTATGATTAACAACACTATCTGGGATTCACTTTATGGATGATGACTTCTACATGAACAAGTATCGCAAATGGGATAAGCGGTATATGGAAATGGCTGCACTGGTAGCTACTTGGTCTAAAGACCCGTCAAGTCAGATTGGCGCAGTGGCAGTAAACAACAAAGGTCAAGTACTGACTATGGGCTATAACGGATTCCCGCGTGGCATTCGTGACACCCAGCCCCGCTTAAAAAACAGGGAAGAAAAATATAAATATGTAGTACACGCAGAAAAGAATGCAATCTACAATGCCACCTATAACGGTGTATCTCTGCATGGAGCAACTATGTACGTCTACGGACTACCATGCTGCTCTGAGTGTGCCAAAGCAATCATCCAAGTTGGCGTAGCACGTGTGGTTATGCAAGGCAATCCAGACAATCCGCGTTGGAAAAAGTCTGTAGAAGATAGCATTGATATGTTCTCCGAAGCCGGAGTTAAATGGGGATTTATTGAAGATGAAGAATGAAGTACTGATCTTTGGGCATAGTCCATCGCCAAATAAGAAAGCCAATAAGAAGACTGCTACCATGAAGCGGCTAGACAAATGGTTTGGTATGTTTGGCTTAGGCTACAAGATTGTTAATCTGAATGACGAACCTAGTAAGAAGCTGAACTACGATCAGATTGATGACAGTCAATTGTATGAGACTGCAGCACGATACAAAAGGGTGTACAGTATTGGTGGAGAGGTAACCAAGTATCTAGATATGCTAAACATTGCACACCACCCGCTGCCGCATCCTTCTCCAGTAAATCGTAACTGGAACCAACAAATGTCAGACGCTACGGTTATTTGGGGTTTACATAAAGACCTAGACGTGGTATGATACAGAAATCAATTAACTATGGACGTTGTTATGAAATACAGTGAAGATCGTATCCTTAAGGAAATGGATCAGTATATCCGGGGTACGTACGATAAGCACTACTCCAAGAACAAATTTCAAGCTACTGAGTTCATTATCGACTCTGGACATGGCATGGGCTTTTGTCTCGGTAACGTAATGAAGTATGCTCAGCGGTATGGAAAGAAAGGTGGACGCAATCGCGATGACCTGATGAAGATCGCACACTATGCGATTATGGCTATGCATGTACATGATTTGGAAGAGGATAATATGAATGCAAGCGAATGATATGCTCGAGGTGCTACAGAACTTCGGGTCAATTAACCAAAACATTGTTTTCCGTCAAGGACGAACACTTCGGACAGTATCTGAAGCTAAGAACATCTTGGCTAACATTGAACTAGACGAAGATATCCCGATTGACTTTGGCATTTACGACGCCAATGAACTTGTACGTGTTATGAGTCTGGTCGATGATGCTGAAGTTAATTTTGATATGGATTCACTGTCTTTGTCTGGCAACGGCTCTAGTATCAAGTACTACTACTCTGATATTGATATGCTGACCCAGCCGCCCAAGACTTTGATTACCATGCCTACACCAGATGTAACCTTTACCCTTACTGCCGAAACGCAGAATAAGCTAAAGCGTGCATCTGCTGCGCTTGGCCATAAACAGATTTCCATTGGGTCTGAGGATGGTATGGTCAAACTTACTATTACTGATACGAAAAATCCTACTGCTAACCTGTTTAGTGTAAAGATCGAAGGCACTATTGACGGTGAGCTTCCTAAGGATTTAAATATCAATATCGATAATTTGAGATTGATGCAGGGTGATTACAATGTTGAGGTCTCGAATAAACTGATCAGTCGTTTCACCCACACTGATCGCAACATCCAATACTTTATTGCTCTAGAGAAAAAATAGAAGGAAACTATATTCATGAATGAAGCACAATTTCTCGAACTTGGTGCTAAGGTCTCTCGATCTTCCATCGCTATTATTGATGCAATCTCTCAACGAGGTGCATTCAAAGGTGAAGAACTTTCTACTGTTGGACAGCTTCGCGATCAGTGTGTACAATTGGTACAGCAGGTAGAAGAACGCCAACAAGAAATGGATGATGAAGAGGACGAAGAATAGTATGGACTGGCGTGAAGAATATACGCTAGAGCGTATTACATACAATCCAGATGGTGACGTAGACTCTCGTGTCTATCATACCTTTACCGCTGAAGAGCTCACCGAACTCCTGGACCAATTTACCTACTTTCTCATGGGTTGCTCTTACACCTACGTAAAAGGTCTGCAGCCTGTAAAAGATTAATCTGTTTACATTAACCCCTAACTGTGATACAATCCAACCTTTACTAATGAAGTAGGACACTATATAATGAAAGATGATTTTCTCTGGGTTGAACGTTACCGTCCAAAGAAGATCGAAGATTGTATTCTCCCGGAGTCACTGTCCGACACGTTCAAGCAGATCGTGGCTTCGGGAGACCTTCCCAATATGCTGTTTACGGGTACTGCTGGTCTTGGTAAGACTACAGTAGCCAAAGCATTGTGCAATGAACTTGATCTGGATTGGATTCTGATCAATGGTTCTGAAGAAGGTAATATTGACACTCTTCGCAGTAAGATTAAACAGTTTGCATCCACTGTATCCCTAACTGGCGGATACAAGGTGGTTATCCTTGACGAGGCTGACTACTTGAATGCACAATCATTCCAACCAGCTCTTCGTGGATTCATCGAAGAGTTCTCCAGCAACTGCCGGTTCATTCTCACCTGTAACTTCAAGAATCGTATCATTGAGCCACTGCACTCACGCTGTGGCGTCTATGAGTTTAACACTAATAAGAAGATGCTTGCCGAACTGTCTATGCAGTTTATGAAGCGACTAACCACAATTCTAGAACAGGAAGGTATTGAATATGATAAAAAAGTACTGGCTGAACTTATCATTAGGTTTGCGCCTGATTGGCGCCGGGTTATTAACGAGTGTCAGAGATATTCTCTCGGCGGTCGTATTGACACTGGCATTCTTAGTCTTCTTTCCAATACTTCTGTTAATGACCTTATTGGATATCTCAAGGCCAAAGACTTCAAGAAAATGAGAAGCTGGGTAACGAACAACATAGATACTGACGCTTCTAGTATATTCCGGAAGATTTACGATACTATGTACGACACTATCCAGCCTGGAAGTATTCCGCGTTCTGTTCTGATCCTTGCTGACTACCAATACAAGAATGCTTTTGTGGCTGACCATGAATTGAATGTTGTAGCTTGCTTAACAGAACTAATGGCGGAGGTAGAATGGAAATGAAAAATCAGCTGACCCTGTACACCCAACCCAATTGCATGTACTGCGATATGATGAAGACTAAGCTGGATCGATGGGGTTATCAATACGAAGTGGTAAACATTAGGCTAGACGAAGCCGCAAAGTCTTACATTAAATCTGAAGGTCATAAAACCGTACCTCAGCTCTACTATGGTAGGACGCACATCAATCCTAACATCAACACTGAGGAATATACGCAAAGCATTCTTGAACAATATATCGGTCACTTGGATGATGTGAAATGAAAATAGGATTCACCTGTAGCACTTTTGATCTACTGCATGCTGGACACGTTATGATGCTTCGTGAAGCGAAATCTGTGTGTGACCATTTGATTGTAGGTCTACAGGTCGATCCTAGTGTTGATAGACCAGATAAGAATAAACCAATTCAAAGCCTGATTGAAAGATACACGCAGCTTCAGGCAGTTGAATATGTTGATGAGATTATCGTATATCAAACCGAAGAAGACCTTGACGACATTCTTAGACTGTATCCTATTAATGTACGCATCTTAGGCGAGGAGTATAAGACCCAAGACTTTACTGGTCGTGAGACCTGCAAAGCTCGTGGCATCGAGTTACACTTCAATAAAAGAGACCATCGATTCTCGTCATCAGATTTACGTAAAAGGGTTTGCGTTAATGAATCCATTTGAATTT